TGAGAGATTTACTTTATGCATCGATATTGCCATCGGGTGCCGATGCGACAACGGCTTTAGCTCACAATACGGTGGGTTCTACTAAAAAGTTCGTTGAAGCGATGAATGAGAAAGCCTCGAGTCTAGGACTAAGTAATACACATTTCTCGAATGTGACGGGGTACGATATTCCCAATCATCATAGTACACCTAGAGAGGTTTTGAAAATTTTAGAATATGCCTTAGAAAATCCACTTTTCGATGAGATATACAAAACTAGAAAGTATACCCTCTCTAATGGGTTAGTCGTGAAAAGTACACTAGATACGTACAATCGATATATGGGATTGGATTTGACAGGTATCTTGGGTAGTAAAACCGGATATACAGGTGATGCTGGTATGTGCATGTCGGCTCTTTTCGAAACAGGTGGTAGGGAACTCATTTTGATAACTTTGGGTGCTCCTTACAGTTATGTGACTCCTTTCAATTTGAAAGATACGATCACCATCAAAGAATACTTGGATAAAAACTATTCCGATGAGGTCATTTTCGAAGAAGGAAAAACGTTAGTTCAAATACCTGTCGTAGGATCTAAGGAAGAATCGTATGAAATTAAGGTTCCTTCGACCGTTCGGGCACATGTCGAGAAGGAACGTTCGGAATCGGATGCAACTTTCGAATTCGACGGGGTAGCGACTTTGAGTTATAAAAACGAAGACGGTTCTCGTTTGGGAAAGATAAAATATTATTATAAAGATGAACTTATCATGGAAGAGGAAGTATTTTTGACGAGTACTTTGCACTTTTCTTTGTACAAATTCGTCAAAGCTCATGCGGTCGAGTTGAGTGTCGCATTCGTCATCATCGTCGCTTGTGTACTCGTACGACGTAAGAAGAAAAAAAGAAAAAGAAAGAAAAGGAGAGTGGTCACTCGATGAAAAAGAAATTGAATATCGACATAGTACGGTTCATCGTTTCTATATTCGTCATAACGATACATACGTTTCCCTTAGCCGAGTTGAGTGAAACAGTAGATTATGCATTTACTAGGGTTTTGTTTAGACTTTGTGTACCGTTCTTTTTGATGATAACGGGATACTTCTTGATAGATGGAGCGTTAGAAGATAAGAAAAAACTTGTGAAACAGACGAAGAAGATAGTGATCTTGTACGCGATAAGCACGATCATCTATTTGCCGATCATGGTGTACAACGGTTACTTCGAAAACTTTTCATTTTGGTTATTTTTGAGAGAACTATTCGTAGATGGTCTATATTATCATCTTTGGTATTTCCCGGCGTCCATCGCAGGACTTTGGTTGTTGTATTTTGCTCTCAAGAAGTTCCAATTGAAGACGATCTTGATCGCATGTATGGGTCTTTATCTCGTAGGATTGCTAGGAGACAGTTATTATGGTTTTTTTGCAGGTAATTCTTTGTTCAAAGGATTCTTCGACTTCGTCTTCTCTCTATCTTTCTATACGAGAAATGGTCTATTTTATGCACCTATGTTCTTGTCGATAGGATACTTTGTCAAGAAAAAGAAAAATTTCGACGTGAAAAAGAGTGCTCTTTTAGGATTAGTGTTCACAGGAGCGATGATGGTCGAGGGAATGCTTCTTTATCGATTGGGTGTTCCACGTCATACTAGTATGTATCTATTCTTGGTCCCGGCTAGTCGTTACATTTTCGAAGCACTTATGGGCACTGGGCCTAGAAGTAACGTCTTCTTTCGAAATGTATCTTCGTGGGTATACATAATACATCCGTTTTTCATCGTAGCAGTTCACTTCTTCTCAAATATTGTTCATATGGAGTTTTTGTTTCAAAACAATTTCATCAATTTCACGTTGGTCACCATTTCTTCTTGTGCATTCTCATTCGTAGTCGCATTTTTCTATGAAAAAGCGAGAGAGAAGTCTCGTTTGAAAGCACGAATGAAATGACCTTTCATTGTTCATATGTTTATGATATAATCGAGATATGGATGGAATAATTTTCAATAAAGGATGGATGAAAAGATGCAAAATGAAATGAAAAAATCTAAGAAAATACTCGGAGCAATATTTTCGAGTTTGGCTTTCGGAGTGTTCTTTTTGGCGATGACTTTTTCGATAACATTCTTTCAGTTTACCGAAGAAGAAGCGGATGAAATGATTAAAAGGCTTGCAGAATTGGAAGATAAAATCGAGAGCGGAAAAATGATTGAGTTGCCGTGCAAAATGAAGTTAAATATTTAAGACTGTAATGTTGATGTATATCAGATTATTTATAGCGGCAAGTACGGTTATATGCGCACGGAGATTGTGTATGGCGAAGTAGAAGCCCAAGCAAGGCTTAAAGAACTTCAAGGCGAGTAAGGAGATAGAGATGAAAATTGTGTCTTATGGCAAATATAAATGTCCGTATTGTGGGACTGTTGTTGAATTGACTAAGGATGATATAGAGCAATGGAACGAAGTAATTTATTACGATTGCCCGACTTGCGGCAATACTCCGCACATCAAAGGCGGCAACTTTATTTGTCCTTACGATATTCAAGGCAAGAAAGCGATTAAGGTGGGTTGATATGTCAAAGAAAAGAACGAACGAAATATACCGCTGTCATTTCTAAACATTGACATATTCCATAATGTTTTACGCTAATTATGCGAAATCCCTTGACAATAGTTGATAAACATTATATAATAATCTCGTATGAATTAGATTGTCGAGGTTTATGAGTGGAAGCGCAAAGAAACGAAGCCGAACAAGGAAAGTATAAAAAACTGATTTGCCCTATATGTAAAGCGACGCTTAATGTATCGGCAAGCAACGAAGTTGATTATACACCGTCAAAAGCAAACAGCCGAGTACGCTGTCCGCATTGCGGAAAGAACATTGTATTTTCAGTAAAAAAGTAAATAACCGCAAGCGAGTATTGAAGTGAAAGAAGTTAAGTGTTAGTGCATAATACCCTGTATTCAATCCTAACGGCTGACGAAAAGATACAGCGCGGCGGTTTGTATAACCCCGATAGAATGCCGCCATTGGGGGGCGCGATCACAAATCCGACCATGACAAATCGTGGCAAACGGTAAAGCAGGGCAGGACTGCAATCGGGGACAATTAAAATAAACAGTTCACATAGTGAGCGTTGCATATTAGCACAGAGTGCATTTAGACGATAAGTCTATTGCACTCTTTTTATTTTACAAGTAGGGCGTATGGTAGTCAAAGATTGCAACATTAAAAAATCGGGCATACCGAGAATTGAAATCCCCGTTCGATTGAAAGATTTGGACGAGGAAACTTTGCGTACTTATTTGCCTGAATGTGTTTCGCAGTTAAAGGAAAACGCCAAAAAAATAAAATATCTCAAACGCTTTGTTGATGGAACTTATCAAGAAATTGACGACCGAGAATTGGACTTAAAGACGAGCGGTAACGCTAATCACAAAATCAAAGAAAATCACGCACTTGCAATTACGCAATTTAAGGTGGGTTATAGGTTTGGAAACAAACGCCAACTTGTAAATAAAGAGGGTGTAGAAAATAACGAAGTATCTTTTATTGAAAAGTTTATGACCGACGCGGGTTGCGACAGCAAGATTATGGATTGGGCGTATGACGTGTATTCTACGGGCGTAGGCATTTCCTTTATTCAACCGCGCGGCGATATTTTCAAAACCGTTAGCAAAGGTAAAGACATAAAACCCGATACTGTATATAAAAATGCTGTTGAGGGCTACGATGTTCAAGTCAACGCACCGTTTGTTTACGAAACACTCAATGCCGAAGAAAATGCCGTTATATATTCGTCTTGTATCGGCGAGAGCGGACTTAAAGACCTGTTTTGCATAAATATTGCAAATGTATTAAATAAGACAACGAAAATTCCCGAAGAAGTCGTTACGGTTTATACTCGTCAAAAAGTTTACGAGTGGCGTAACGGCAATGCGCTCACTAATGGTGAACTTACAGAGATTGCCGACAGTAGCGAATACGGCGAATTGCCAATGACGGAACAATCGCGTAATAAACTTCGTCTTTCAACCGTTGAAAGTGTACATAACCCACTGAACGCCGTGAATTTGCTTTTGTCGCTTGAAACCAACAGTGTTGAAGATAAAGTAAATCAGTTACTTGTCTTTTTAGGGTGCGACCCCGAAAAGATTGATATAGAGGAACTTTATAAGTGGGGTGCACTTGCTATACCGCCTGTCGGCGGAGAAAGGCAAGCGGACGTTAAGACCATAAAGAACGAACTTATGATTGCCGAAACGACAGCACTTGTAGAGCGTATGTTGACGCGAATATATGATATTGCGGAAGTACCGCTTGCGAGCGCGTCTGTATCAAGCGGAAACAACGAGGCGGCATATTTGGGCGGTGGTTGGACTAATGCAAGTATCGGTACGAACCGAGATATTGCTTACGGTGAAACGGCGGAGCGTGAAGAACTGCGCAAAATTATCAAGATTTGCAAACTCAATTCCAATAACCCCGTGCAAACTATTCACGCTAATGAGATTGATATTAAGTACAACATTAACCAAAGCAATAACTATGTGGCAAAAACGCAAGCAATGCAAAATCTTCACGATATGGGCGTTGCAAAGCCCGACATACTCAAAGTAATTCCATTATTCGGTGACGAAGAAGGTGTTGCAAAGCGTTGGAAAGAAAACGAAGAAGCAAAGCAACAGCGTGAGGAACGGCTTGCACAGCGAACCGCTCAACAGCAAACGGGAAATAACGAGCAAAATCAAGAACTTACGGGTGATAACTTGACAGGGCAACAGAAGCAACAGCAAGCAGACCAAACAATGGCGCAACAGGCAGGAAGCGAGTAATCGCAAAGCAATAAAAGCGGTAAAGAAATCGCTATACAAAATTTGCAAGGCATAAGCCCGTCGTAGAGAAACGACGAAAATAAAACGCAAGGAGAAATCAAATGTTTATGTGGAAGAAGTACGGACAATTTATGCCGTTCTACGCGCCCGATAACGGCGCAAATGGCGGTGGCGCAGGCGACAATGGCGGCGACGGAGAGCAAGGCGTAGAAACCGATTACAAGGCGTTATACGAAAAGTTGCAAGCCGACCACGAAAAAGCAAAGAGCGAAAACGCAAAACTTAAAGCAAGTTTCGACAAAACGGCAAGCGAAGTTGCGGAACTCAAACGCGCAAGCAAGGCAAAAATGAGCGAAGAAGAACAACGCGCAGCCGAAAGTGCCGAAATGGAACAACGCTATAAAGACTTGCAAAACGAAGTCAACGAAATGAAAACGGCGACAGCTTTTGCAAAAGCGGGTTTTGACGAAAAAGACTACGGCGAACTTGTCAAACAAGTAGTCGCAGTTAGTGGCGATAAGTCAGGCGAAATTGCGGACGCTTTTATAAAGTTTGTAAAGAAATCGAACGCGGCGGCAGTCGCAAGCGCAAAAAACGGAGCAATACGCGACGGCGCAGTAACGCCTAATGCAAGCTCGGCACAAGGCGGACAAGGCGGTAAAAGTGATTACCAACTTTATCAAGAGAGCAAAACAAAAACAAACAATATTGTAGAACTATAAAAAGGAGAATAAAAACTATGGCTGAAATTACACTCAACAGACCGAATTGGTTGGGCAGTGAAGTAGGTATGGTGCTGAAAACGGTAACCGTATCGGCTACTTCGGGAACGCCCGTTACCGAAAACGGGCGCAAGATACTCAAATCGGGTACGTTGATTAACGACACGACTTTGGGTTACGGTTTGCTTTATAACGACGCAGACGTTACGGACGGCTCGGCGGTAAAATCTATTATGATTAGAGGTTCGTACATTGACAGTGCGTTGCCCACTTCCGTTTCTACCAACAAAGCAACGCTTGCAAATCAAGGACTTTATGCGGTGGCATATCCCAATACGGTAATTGCTTATGGGGAGGTAACAAAATAATGGCAGACTATTTGAAGATTTTGGACGGCGAAACTCTCGCCAATATAAGCGTACAATTTGACTATAAGGCGGCTTCGGCGGATTTCAGAGGCTTGAAACTTATGCCTATGGTAAAGACCGAGAATATGAAAGTCGCTATGTACAACTTGCTGAAAGGCAGTGAAATACCTGTAATTGCACTTGTACACGCTTTTGACAGCGAAGCGAGAATCGGCGACCGCCCTAACTACGAAGAGTTCAAAGAAAGTCTGTTCTTGATTAAAGAGAAAATCAATCAAGGCGAAGAACTCCGTAAAAAGATTAAAGATTTGGGTATGGACGCAAGCGAGCGCTCTATCCTTACCGCAATCTACGACGATATTTCCAACGAAATTATGAAAGTCTTGACGGCTTTTGAACGTAGGGCTTGCGAATTGCTTTCTACGGGCAAAATAACCATAGACGAAAACGGCGCAAAGCGCACAGTTGATTACAAATTGTCCGCCGACAATAAGGTTGACTTTACGGGCTGGAACGACCCTGCGCACGATATTGTTAAAGACTTGATTTCGTTGCAATCTGCAAGTAAAAACAAGATTGCAAGAATGATTATGTCAAGCAAGGCTATGGGTTATATGACATCAAACGAACAATTAAATGATTTCGCTACTAAATTGCTCAAACCGATGTCAGCAGCTTTTGTTAAAAATTATGTTGCCACAACTGACGGGCTTGGTATGGAAATCATTGTTGACGATAGAACGTTCAAGAAGTCTTATTCCGACAGTACCGAATATCGTTTCTTTGATGAAATGACGATTATATCTCTTACTACTCGCGGCGAAGTCGGCAAAACCTTTATGACTTCTACGCCTACCGAAGATGCGAAGAAAACCGATTTGACTTATGGCTACATAGCCGTACATCAATGGGTAAGCGACGACCCTTATACTTCGTGGACGAAAGCAGAGGGTGTAGGGCTTCCCGTTATTGCTGACATCAACAATACGTTGTATTTGTCGAAGATTACAACAACCACGCCTGCTTCGCCAACCACAACGCGTTAATAGTAGGAGAACAAAATGCAATACAGATATAGAGTTATAGGCAAAGTAAAACAATCTTTTATATTAAGGGGCGCATACTTTGGCATAAACGACACAATAGATTTTTACATAACTGAAAGCGAATTGGAGTTTGTCAAAGAAAGGTGCGAACTTGATACCGTGGAAGATTCACAAAAAGCCGAAAACTCTATATCGAATGTTGCAAAATCAAACGGCGGCGATAAGCCCGTTAAACGGCAATACAAAAAGCGTAGCGAGGCATAAGGTCAATGGAATACGGAAACGCAAATCCTAATCTTGAAATCGGCGGTGAAGTTGAGGAAGAAATACCCGAAATTGAAGTGTCCGAAATCGATATTGTAAATGAATTAAAGCAAGGCAAATACAAAGATGTGTCTATCGATGACCTTGAATGGGCTTACGAAAAAGCACTGCACATTTATTTGTCGCGTGTGTTTCCGTACCAACACGACATTGTGGAAATTCCCGATGACAGACCGCGCGATAAGATATGGGTCAAACGGTGTATGATTGAAATTCTCGCTATGAACAATATAGTTGGGGATATGCCTTTAACGGCGTATAAAGAGAACGGAATATCATTTACGTTTAGCGAAAGTATGTTGAGTAGCGGACTTATGAACGATTTACCGCCACCCGTCGTCGGATTCAGAGGTAGGCGCAGATGAGAGTTGGAGATAAGTTTTGGCATTGTAAGCGTATTGACGAAGAAAACGCAGAGATACAACGCTATGAGTTGCCAAAAGAATACACAACAAGGTTTGGCTATATAACCATACAACCGGCAGGAAGTATGTACCGCGAACTTGCGGCTTATGGCGAGAACGTGAAAGATTATCGCGTGGCAATCGCTCAACCATATAAAAAATGGGACGGCGTGTTTAGCAAGGGCGATAGAGCGTTTTTAGACGGAAGAACGCCTACCGAAGAAGATTTAGCGGACGAATTTGCGGACAATGCAAATTACGAAGTAGAGGACGCAGTGCCGCAGAATTTAGCAATACGCATTGTTTTCAAACGGCGCGTTGCAGAATAACAACAAACTATAAAGGAGTTTATTTATGGAAAACAAAACAACGCTCAATATGCGCATACAGCGTGATGACAATCTTAATACGGTAGTTTACGATGATACCGTAGGAGCAGGAAACGGCAGGCACTATTACGAAGTTGAACGCAACGGCGAAACTCTTGCGAAAATTCAGTTTCAGCACGGCGCGAGAAACGAGCAAGGCTCGACGGCAGGTGTACTTGAAACCGACCTTTTGGAAATCGTGCGTCATAGACTTCAATGTTTCCAAGACGGCGAATATCGCACGAGAGAGAACGCTTGCGCACTTACGCATATCGAAGAAGCCCTTATGTGGCTTAACAAGCGTGTAGCCGATAGAAAAGAGCGCGGTGTACTCGGCACAATGAATAAGTGAGGTAATTATTATGCGAGAATACATAAAAATCGTGAGCAAAGACGGCAAAGCGGTTAAAAACATTCCCAAAGACGAATATCCGCTGTACGCGCAAGGCGGCTGGACGGAGCAAAAAGAGGGCGTTAAAAAGACCGATTACACCGCGTCTTACAGCAATTCGTCTTACACGCCTAAAAACGGCTAATGCGAACAATAAATATCGATTTGCTTGATTTGCGAACGCTTGACAAGGCGATAAAGCAGATTGAGCAGTACCAAAAGCGTTTGCGCGAACTTATACCCGATTTTCTAAAAGCGTGTGCGGAAACCGTGCGAGATATGGCAAACAACATTATATCGGGTTTGCCGTATGAAAGCGACATTATAAGCGGTTTGCAAAACAGTTGGAAAACCGAAACTGCCGATGACGGACAAGTTGTAACGCTAATCAACAACTACGACAAAGCCGTTTATATCGAGTTCGGTACAGGTATTGTCGGCAGTACTAATCCGCACGACGAGGCAAGCGAAAGTGGCTATAAGTACGATTATCACGCGCGCGGTCAAGAGGGCTGGACTTTTTGGTTGCGCGGTAACGCTATGGATATTCCGCAAGACAGCGTTTTAAGCGAGAAAAAACATAGCGACGGGTCTACCGAAATTCGTACCGCTGGCGCACCCGCAACAATGTTTTTATATCAAGCGGCGACGGAGTTTGCGGAAAGAAAAGTGTATGAGCGCGTTTGGAAAGAATTTGCAAGTAAAAGGAAACTGTAAATGGACATAACGGTTTATGACAAACTATATGAAGCCGTAGAAAGGGCTATAACGGACTTTAATGTCGGTCGTGAGTATAAAGTTACAATTACGACAGTATCGCCGCAAACGCCCAAGTATCCGCTTGTAGTGTTTGAAGAAATAACCAACCAACCGCGCACAAGATATTACGGCAGTAGAGAGCAAATATCTACGCTTGGGTACAGATTTAATATATTTGCAAAAGCAGTTAAAGGCAAAACCAATCAAACGATTTGTCGTGAGATTATGCAAGTAATAGTGGATTTTATGCAGAAGAAAATCGGTTTGAATTTGATAAGCAATAATCCACTTCCGCGTGAGGGTACAAACGGTGAGATATTTCGTCAAGCCGTTGTATTCCAAAGACCATACAACGAAAACAGAGAAAAATTCTATTAAGGAGATAAACAATTATGCAAGGTGATTTCATTGAAAGAAATGACGACCGACTTTATAGCGGCTACGGCAGTTGCTTGCTTGTAGACGAGAAAAACGACGGCTTTTACAGCCTTGTTATTCCGAGCGAGAGCGTTCCCGCAGTCGAGGGCGAATACGAAACCTTTGAATATAATTCGCTTTTGTCGAGAGTAAAAAGCAAGGTTAAGGGTAAACGCGAACTGTCTGACGCGACAATGGAGTTTACATATTCGCGTGAAAATGTATTGCGTTTGGACGAACTTGTAAACAAAACGCTTAACTTTATGCGCTTTAACCCGAACTTTACTTACGAAACGTACACGGCGGAAATATCGTACGCAATGAACGACAGCGAAGCTGACATACTTAAAGGCACGCTTAATATTGTTCCGTCGTCGCTCGGCGCAAAAGGTATAGACGGGCGCGACAAAATAAGGCAAACGCTTGAATTTTCGGGCACTGTTCCCGACGACATTGTTTTGGACGCAACAACCAAAACAAAAGATGTTACCCTTGCTGTTAAGCAAGCCGACGCAAACGCTACGTTCGATGTAACAGTAGAGGGTTCGAGTAAAATCACGGCAACTGTAACAGACGGAAAACTTACCGTTACGGCGGATTCCACTTTAACCAATGACGCATACGCAATGGTTCTTATAACGGCGAAATCGGCAACTAAAATGACGACAGAGGGCAACGAAGATAAGGACAAGTATGCGCCTTATACTATGACGATTGCCGTTGCTTATACCGCATAAAAAATAAACCTATAAGGAGTATCTCTATATGAGTGCGAAAATCAAGCCGAGTTTTACGGCAGACGGAAAGCGTTACGAACTTATTTATACTCGAGCCTTACAGTGCGAGTATCAACGTATGACAGACGAGAAAAAGCAAGACAGTGTATATCAGGACGAAATCGCCGAATACACGCGTTTGCAGTCCGTTTATGAAGCAGTACACGAACAATTCTTAAAAGCGCAAGACGCTTACTTTGCAACGCCTTTGGACAAGGAAGCAAAAGCAACTTATAAAGAGTTCAAGGAAGCAGACAAGGAAGCGTTCGGCGAGTTTAACAGTTATGCGTCTACGCACCCGAACGGCGACGGCAGTAAATTTGTTCTTGACTGCCTCGAAAAACTTGTCATATCCGCGCTTGTCGAACAGCATAAATTGAGCGATGATGACGCAACAGCCGTGTGGTGCAAATATGTCGAAGAAAACGGACAAGTAGGTGCAATGTTATTCTTGTCAACACTTGGCTCGGCTTGGTTTACCGATACAAGCGAGGACGAAGATAACCTTTTTATCAAAGCCCAAATGGCGAGATTGGAAGCGGCGAACAACCGCCGAATTGGGCTGAACAAAATCAACAAATAGACGATTTATACGAATACTATTGCGAACTTTTACCGAAAGCGCGGCGATATGGAATGACCGACTACGAATTTTGGCATAAAGACCCTAATTTAATTATTGCGTTCCATAAAGAGTATTATAGACGGCTACACGAAGAAGCACACGCGCAAGGTTTTTATGGCTTTGTGGCTGTTTCTACGGCGTTAAGTAATGCGTTCCGCAAGAAAGGTGAGAAGTCGCACGACTATATGCAAAAGCCTATTGACCCGTTCAAAGAAAAGGTAACAAAAAAGACTTTGCATAAAGCGCGTGAAAGGGCAAAAGAGCAAATCAGTTGGCTTAACAGTATGTCTAATAACTAACTTAAAGAGGAGGTGTTTATATGGCTGGTAGCGATGGTTATTCCGTTGGAAATCTTAAAATAGCGTTTAATGCGTTAGACCAAACGAGCGACGACTTCAAAAAGTTGGCGACGAATTTACGCGCTGTTGCTAATCTTATCAACCGTATAAGCACTGCTGATTTAGGAAAGTTCACGGCGAATGTAAAGCAAATTACGCAAGCGTTTAATCCGTTTTTGACAAGGCTTGAAAAGTCTACGGCAGGATTACAAGCGTTTGATAGCGTTGCAAGACAAATCGGTGTTCGCAACATATCAAGTATAGCGCAGAATTTTGACGATTTACAAAACAAAGCGCAAGGGGCTGCGGAAAGTGCAGGGAAATTTAAGGTTGAGATTAACAGTGCCGATGAAGCAGTGAGAGGGGCAGCAGATTCATTTTCCGATTTCGAGAATAAAACCGAAGAAGTTATAGACACATTCGATAAAGCCCAAGCACAGATTGCTAAACTCACAAAAGAAATGCTGAACTTGCATTTTGATGAGAAAATTTTTGACAAAGAGGCTATTTCACAAATACAAGACTACACTGACAAAATTACGTCTACACAGAACGCACTAAAAGAAGCGTTGCGTGCCGAGCAAATGAGCAGAATGTCAGAAGAAGAACGAACAAAAGCACTCCAAGACGAAACCATTGCACAGTATAATGCCGAAAAGGCTGAACGGAAAAGGCTTATGTCATATTATGAAGCCAAAATCGCAACGGCAAAAGCAGGGGAAAATGTAAGAGAATATAGAAAAGAACTTGAGCGTTTGCGCAAAGAAGATGGACAAGTCGGCAAAAAAAGCGGTTTCTCAAAATTCTTGGGTCAGGTAAAGCGTATTGCTATTTACCGTCTTATTCGTTCGGGACTAAAAGCCGTTACGGGTGCATTCAAAGACGGTATCAGTGCGCTTGCTCAATTTGATAGCGGTATAAATCAAACAATGTCGCAACTTACTACTTCATTTACAGTAATGAAGTTAAGCGTAAGTACGGCACTATTGCCGTTGTTACAAGCAATCACGCCGATTATACAACAAATATCTTTCGGATTTGCAAATATGGCGAATGTAATAAGCGCATCAATGAGCAAGACGGGAAAGTATACAAAAATTGCTACGGATAGATTGCTTGCTTACAACAAAGCCGGCAATGTGTTCGACTTTGATAAATTCCGCGCATTGTCCAAAGGCGGAGATGCAAGCGGTCTTTTAGAAGAGGGAAATGTCGAAGATTTGAATGAAGAGTTAGGCGAAAGCAAATTTGCTTATTCTGCAATTTTCAATGTTATTAAACAAATTAGTGCTTTGGCGGGGAACTTATTTGAAACCGTTAGACAAATCATTGATGCTATTGTAACTTCTCCAATAACAGCAATATTGTTGAATGTTGCACAAACTCTTATTGGAATAGTTGCAGGTGTAGTAAATTTAATAAATAAGAGCGGGATATTGAAACCTATTGTGAACGCTATTTTGATTGGCTTAACTGGGTGGGGTGCGTCAAAAGTTATAAAAGGAATAACTACACTATATGGAAAGTTTGGTATGCTTGGCGTTGCATTAACGGCTATAACTGCCGCGCTCGGCATAATAGGAAACTGGGACAATTTCAGTAAGGGAACAAAAATAGCTATTACGGTTATATCAAGTTTGGTGGCGGCTTTTACCGCATTGGCTGTTTCAATAATGGCATATAAAGGTGCGCTTACTCTCGGAACGGGCGTTGCTTTGATTACAACAGCCGTTTCGGCGGGAGCTGTTGCGCTTAAAGGAATTATAGGCGGAGTAAAAGGCTATGCAAACGGCGGTATGCCAGACAAAGGCAGTCTGTTTGTCGCGGGTGAAAGCGGTGCGGAGTTCGTTTACAATATGCCGAGCGGTCAAAGCGGTGTAGCGAATGTACAGCAAATAGCGCAAGCGGTTTATCAAGGCTCTTATCAAGCAACAATGGATTGGTGGAAAACCGCAAAGAACGAAATCGGCGGCGACGTTTATCTTGACGGCGAAGAAATCTATCGCAACACTACAAGCCACGCAAAAAAGCACGGCAACAAGTGGGCGAAAGTTTAAGGCGGTGAATTATGAATTTACTTGAAATTTTAACACTACCGCCCGAAGAAAGGCGTAGCAAGTATGCGGTATCGGGAAACGTAAGGAAAGACCAATACGGCAACTATATTGACATAGGACACATTTGGATTAAGGAAAGCAAGGATAGTAGCCGTGTTCCAAATCCGACCGATTTTACCGACAACGATAAATTCTCAAACTACGGAACTTATTCTTTCATATGGCAAAAGACGCTCAAAGAAAGCCCGTCGCGTATGGATAACGGCGGATTACCGCAACTGCGCAATATTCCGTCTTTTATCACAGGAAACTTAAAAATCAATTTTGACCTTATTTCCATAGACGATTATCGTCGGCTTATGAAGCTCATATATGGTGTTAAACAGCATTGTTATTGGGTAATGGACTACGACATTGTGTATGACAGAATGGTTATCATTGAAATGTACATACAGCCCGAAGAAATGCCTACAATATACGCAATTTCAGACGGACTACAACAAGGCAATAACGAAGATATAATTGATTTAATCGGCGTTAGAAGCCACGTTATTCAATTAGTAGGCACGGGAAACGACAATGCGCAAGGGCGGTATTTTGGCTAATTATGATTAAAATAACCGCGACAATCAATATAGGTGAGAACGGCGGTACGCTGAACACGCTTACAAGTTCGCAATCGGGTATCAACGTGTCGAGTACGCTTAATGAAGTTATTGGCAAGCACGAACAAATACAGCGTCCGTTTATTCTCGGGCGCAGTCGTTTAGGCGGCGGTGATTGCTTTACAAAAAAAGCAAACTTTTATATCGGAAGAATGGCGTCCAACAGAAGCGGCAATTTCTCGTCTAACTATGTTATAGAAGTAAGCGGTAGCAACATAACGCTTTTGACGATTGTGTTTAATAAACGAGATAATGAATTTCCGCGCTCTATAACGGTTGACGGTGAAACGCATTACGATGACGACCCGACTTGGACTATACCGCTTACAAGCGCAGATACACACACAATCACAATATCGAATTGGAATAAGCCTAATTCTCCGTTTGTGATTTCAAGCATTTATACGGACTTGTCTATTGAACTTGACGATACAAACTTGCTTGACTTCGAGCGCACGATATTGGATAGGAGCGACATTAAAAGACCGAGTTTCGGCATTATATCGAACACGGGCAGTTTGTCGTTTATAGACAAAGACGGAGAAGTTAAGGACTACATAGCGCAACAACTTATTAGCAGTCAAAATGTCATTTCGGCTTATCTTGTCAATACAGAAACGAACGCAAGAGAACAAATTGCGTACTTCAATACGGAACAATGGAGTTATAACAATTCGCAGTCGCTTGTAAACGTATCGCTTAAAGACGATTTGGAAGAATGGCAAGATATAAAATTAACACAAGAAATGATATTTTATGATAAGTCAATGCTTGACGTTTACAATTATTTGGTATTGAAAACTCCAATGAAGTATAGTTTTGCTTCTATTTCAGACGACATTCGTATGTATCTTGTAGGAATAGGTGCATCTATAATGATAGCAAGCGGTGAAACCTTATGGGGCAAATGGCAAGAGTTTTGCGATGTTTGTGGAATTTTCTTATACAAAAACGACATTGGAAAAGTTACAATAGGACGAGGTATATAAGTTATGGCTATTATTGTTCCAAGCAAAAATGTTTATAGTATTGTTTTTGACCCTGTTATTGATAACATTATAGATAAAGTATATACTAACGAGCATTACGGAGATTATGAAGAAAAAATTTTCTTCAATAAAACATTTAATGGTTATAGCTCAAAAACAAGTTCTTTATCGCAATATATAACTGATTATAATGATATTTCAAATAGCAATCCATTGCCATCAATAACAGGAATTTCCGGGATTGCTCGTTCGCTAATATTGTCTTGGCAAAAAGAGTACGCTGGATTCAAATTGGCAAAAGATTGGCTATTATATGCAACTACTATTCAAAAAGAAGTAGATCAAGAGATAAATCTTGAAATGAGCGCAACTTATAAATATTATAATACGGCTTATCCGTCTGGTATGACCGAAGGTGAGTCGAGTTACAGTGACGAAAAGGAAGTATCAAATTTACAATTTGAATTAAAAGAATTTGTTTCCGTTCAAGCATTTGTTAATGAATATTTTGATTTAACATCTCAAAGTGCGCCATATTTGCCAGATTATACTGTAAAATCACTAAACGATAGCAAACTATTGATTATTGGATATATTCCCACGCAAACCGAAGTAATATTCTATTTTTTAATCAATAAAGACGGGTATTATTATGATAGTGATAGAATTCGTTCTCCAATTTTGAAAAGCGTAGATATTAAGATATATAATAATGTCGATTGGCAAGTTCGTTCTTATGGTAACGGGAATAAGCCTTTTGTTGTAAATGAAAATAAATCAAAATTATTACAAACCAATACAAAAAACAAAAATGTAACCCAAGGAAAGTATTTATCTGAATCCATTATAGACAAGTGGAAATATGGAAAACAAACGGCTACGATAACTTGTGCCATAACAGATTATTATGATGAAGAAGGGAATGAAATAATTTCCCCAAATATCAATATTAGAATAAAGTGCTTACAAAAAGAAAATCCATCAATAGGATTTTATAGATTAACTTTTCAAGAAATAGAAACAAGAGCACTAGATGGTAAAGAAATTATTATACAAGTTAATCAAATAGAAGAGAAACTAATAGTATCAAAATACAATGTAGAAACTGGTATATTCAATGCTTTTAGTTTTTTTCCTGTAATCAAGGCTGGAGAAACATATATTGTTTCAAACATACGATTTCCAGCAATATTTCATATTGGAGATATTGTTATTCCATACAGATACACAAATCAAGGCGATAAACCTTTATCGTACAATAAAGATTTTACGCCTAAACAATTTAAGGTTGTTGGTACAAAACTCATAACAAATCAAGGCGTTTCGCAAGAATTAACATTACAAGAGGTATAAACTATGGCAGAATTTACACCGAGTAAAAAAATAGCACAAGATTTTAATAATGGCATTAAATACATAAACGAAGAAGATGGTATAGCTGGAGACGCTATACAAGCAGAAGCAATAAATAATCTTGTTGAAAGTAATCTTTACACACAAATCCAAGCTGAAAACGCAGTAAATACAGCCAATAACGCATTAGAAAGAATAGAAAATGTAGTAAATACTGGCGATACACCACCACCTGTAGGGTTTCATTATATTCAATTTTTTGGTGAGCCTACACCCGCCCAACGATATGCTGGAACTTCTTGGATAATAGACATTGATTATGCCGGAAGAACTATAATAGGATCTGGTGGAAAATACATTTTTGGTGCAACTGATGGCGAAGAAACACATACATTGACGAGAGATGAAATGCCTGCACATAGACATTCATTAACTGTAAATGCGGATAATCCTGATGTGTCTGGGTTGACACAAGACTATATTGTATTGGACTATTTTACCAGGTGGAAAATATTTCAAGGCAATCTTGTACAGCCAGAGGGCGGATCGCAATCCCATAATAATATGCCTCCATATATCGTAAATAATTATTGGAAACGAACACCATAAAGGAGAAAAATTATGAGAATTTTTGATAGTACTAAAACTTATGAGTTATCTGTTGAGCAGATTGACTATAATTTAGGCTACTTAAAACAAGATAGAAAATTTGTGCAACACCACAACGCAGTACAATATATTGAAGCCGTTTATATTGATAGAGTTGAAAAATTACCAAACGGTAGTACACAGGTATGGAAAGACCTTATAACTCCTGCTGTGGAAGCAAAAGAAGATTATGACGAATATGAGGATATACAAGTTTATATACTTTACACGGAAGAAGAAAGAAAAAATATATTAAGAACAAAAAGAAAGATACTCTTAAATGCTTTTGACAAATGGGAAAAAGCAGTTCTTCGCGGACGCGAATCCGACGACGATGTAATAATGGATTGGTATCATAATTTGCTCGATTTGGAAGAGTCGGCATTCGACAACGTACCAGAAAAAGTAAAGTATTTTGTATAAAACCATTTGACAAAAAAACATAAAAGTGATATTATTTATGTAGAATTAAATAGCCCCACATAGTGGAAATAGCAAAAAAGCGCGGAGCGTAAAAGCTCCGCATTTTTATTTATAAAGGAGAAAAATATGATAAAAGAAATTTTACAGCAGGCAATCCTGCAAATTGAAATCGAGCGTGATCAAAAAATTGAAACAGTAAAAAACACTATTATGCAGGACAAAATAGCTCCTCATAATATGGAAATCGATATGTCGCGTGACAATGCTTTGAATGAGCTTTCTGAAAAACGAGAAAAAGAGTTTGCGGAAATAAATACAAAATATGAAGCAGAACGACAAGCTATTATTGACGCGAGCGAAAAAAATAAAACAGATAACGCCAATTCAATTATAGCAAGAGAAACTTACGGCATTTCGGTAGAGTATGAGAAAGTACTTTCCGAACTTCGTAAACAAATTGAAGTAAAGGAGTAAAAATATGGATGGCGTACTTAAAACACTTTTATCAAATTCTTTTTTTGTGTGGTGCGCTATGGCTGTAATTATTTTCGGGATAACGCAACTACTTAAGTTACCTATTAAAGCGTGTACTAAACGCATAAAAAATGAAAGAACGAGACGTATAGTAAATTCAACAATATTGCTTATACCATTTATTCTAGGCTTAGTTGCTGAATTTTTATATTCCACATACTATTTGCATATTGCATTCATGGGGATTACGGGTCTTGGTTATGGTGCAGCCGGAGTTTCTTTGTATGGGATAATTGAACGATTTTTCAAAATTAAAGTAGATAATCCTTATGAAACAACGGAAGAAGGTAAAGCGGTTAAAGACCTTGTGGATAAAATTCAAGAAGACGGGAAAATTACAGAAGAAGATAAAAGTGCGGTAAAGGATTTTTGGAAAACAATAAATAAATAGTGAGCGTACAATGTTAAAGCCGAATGAAATTGGTAGACTTACTTTTCAAGAGCTAATAGAATACCGTGAAAACAGCGGATTGACAGAACGACAATATCAAATCATAAAGCGAAAATATTTTGACCGCGACAATCCAAATATGATAGCGATATGCGACGAACTCAACATCGGAACAGCAACATACAGTAGAGATTTGAACAAGGCAATAGCAATAATTTATCGTTATAACAAAAGAAAATAGGACATCTCGCTTAGGCGTACTCGAAAGAGTGCGTCTTTTTTTGTGCTACAAAATTATAAATTTATGATAAAAACACGGTAAATCTTCTTCTTACTAATTTGTTATACTTTGTGTGTAAAAGGTATGTTGATATATATGTTAAAATCCATAAAAGACAAGATAGGTCAACTTTTAGAAAATAACAAAGACGGATTCAATAAGGAAGATTATATGAGATTGCAAGTATACATCGACCTGCTTTTTGATTTTGCCGTCGGGAATATAATCATATCGTAGGAGAAAAAATAATGGCTTTCGGACAACCTTTTTACGCATATAACGGCAACCCATATAATGCGCAAAATACGGGCTACGTTGCGCCGCAATCACAGTACGGAAATTTATACGCTGCGCCGCAACAAGTGCCACAGAACGCAAATAACGGCGTTACACAGCAGTATCAAGCGCAACAACAGCAACCAATGCAAAGTGCTCAACAGCAACCGCAAATGCAACCTACTATGCCTATGTTTGGCGGCAATGGGATTGCCATGAGTTATGTGAATGGTATAGAGGGCGCAAAAGCGCATATTATGCCGCCTAATTCGGAAATGTGGCTTATAGACAGCGAGGGAGGTTTTATGTACCACAAATCGACCGACTACGTTGGCAAGGCGGTTGTGCGCCCTTACACAATAAACGAAGTAAATGAGGATTATGTATATGCTTTCAAGAAAGGCGAAACGCAACCTAAAACGGAGAACGAACCGCAAGTTGAATATGTTACACTTGCGGATTATCAAGCGAGAGAAAAAGAGTATTCAAGGCAGTTAAGTGATATTCAGAGAGCAATAGAAGAATTGCGCAATAGAAAGCCCGTAAATAACAATAACGGAGGAAAGAAAGACAATGCCTAATATGCCTTTTAATCCTATGCAGCTTATGCAAATGTTTCAAGGTGCGAAAAATCCGCAACAGATGTTTCAAAATCTAATGCAACAGAATCCGCAGATAAATCAAACGATTACGCAACTGAAAAACAGTAGCAATAACGCTAATCCGAAAGATATTGCAATGCAACTTGCAAAACAGCGCGGAATGTCTGAACAGCAAGTAATGCAAATGTTTAATCAACTCGGTGGAAAACGCTAAACAGATATTTTCTTTTCGCAATTCGCGCGTAAGCGGAAAGTCAATATAAAAAATATTATAAGGAGATAAAAATCTATGTATGAAAGAGATGACAGCTTCGGCGTTGGTTATGCTCTCGGACAGGACAGCAACCGTAACAACGGCAACGGAATGTTCGGCGATAGCTGGGCATGGTGGATCGTCATACTTCTTATCTTTGGCTGGGGCGGCAATGGCTTTGGCGGCTGGGGTGGAGGTAACGGTATGAACGGTGCTTTAACTCGCGGCGAACTTTGCCAAGATATGAATTTCAACGATTTGCAGTCTGCCGTTCGCGGCGTTTCGCAGGGTATTTGCGACAGCACGTTTGCGCTCAACAATACGATGACCAACGGCTTTGCGGGAGTACAGCAAACGTTGTGTCAGGGTTTCTCGAGCGTAAATACGGGACTTATGCAACAGGGTTATGAAACCCGTATGGGCATAAATAGTCTCGCCAACCAAATGCAACAGTGCTGCTGCGATTTAAGAGCAGGACAAGCCGACATCAAGTATGCTATGGCAAAAGACACTTGCGACATAACGAACGCGATAAACGGCTCGACACAGCAAATTCTCGGCTTCTTGACGCAGGAAAAGATTTCGGCATTGCAGAGCGAGAACGCGGCTCTTACCGCACAGCTTTCGCAAAATGCGCAGACGCAAACGCTTATAAACACGTTGCGTCCTTGCCCGCAGCCCGCTTACATAACTTGCTCTCCGTTTGAAAGCGTTTACGGTTTCGGCGGCAGGCAGAATAACTGCGGTTGCGGTTGCTAATTCAACCCAAACTAAAAAACAGATCCCGTGAAATGCGGTTGAGAAAATCAATAAACTTTTTCGCAAGGGTATAGGGTTTTCTCTATACCCTTGTTTGATATTAAAAAATAAAAAGGAGATTTATAAAATGTTTAATTGTAATTGCAATAAACCTAATAGACTTTGCCCGCATTACATTATAAGTGAATCTGTTACAGTTGTTACGGTGGGCGGGGTTGATACGTTGCTTATCGATTTGCCCACAGGAACTTACGGAAACTGCGAACCGTATTGCATTGTAGTGCGCACATTGCCCGCAACGGGAGTTATGGTTAATATGCCCGTTGCAATATCGATAGGCGGAAACACGACGACAGTTTATCCGCTTGTATGCGGAAAGACGGGATTACAAGCCGTAGGTTGCCAAGTAAGTCCTCGTAGCTGTATCAAGGTGTGTGTTCGCACCAATATGACGACGGGCGTATTTAGGGCATTTGAGGGGCTTAATTCGTATTGTCCCGACGTGCTTACAAGTTTACCTGTAACAACTGCGGCGACTCCCGCGCCCGCAACGCCCGCTGTTGCTTCGGCAAACGTAGCGGTATATTCGCCGACAGTTGCGCCGAAAGGCACGACAACAAAAACCAAAACGACTACAAATAAAACCGTAGAGGAGGTATCTGTAAAATGAATGAAAGAGCAAGACGCTATTTAATGGAACAAATGCGTGGCGACGGTCGTAATCCTTACGGTTCGCGTGGCGGTTATGTAACAAGCCGCGACCCTCGTCGGCGTGATAGGGGGCAATATGATGAACGTGATATGGATTATCGCTATGAACGCGATAACGGACATTATCGTGGCGAATATGAGCGATACCCCTATGAGGAAATGCGCGGAGATTTTGAATACTCTCGACAATATCGTGACGGTAATCGCCCTAACGAGATGAGGGGAGATTATCGCGGTGGCGACTACGGAGATTACGGCAACGAAATGGACTATCGCGGACGTAGGCGCAACAGTCGAGGTCAGTTCACAAGCGATAGGGGAATGGACTACGGCGAAGATATGCGCTTATCGAAAGAAGATATGAAAGAGTGGGAGAAGAAACTTGTAAATGATGACGGCTCTCACGGCGCACATTTCGATAAAGAACAAATCGACCAAGTAGCTCGTTCTATCGGCATTGAACCGAAAGAGTTTGGCGACGGAGTGCTTTGTATGACCGTAAATATGATGTACAGCGATTATTGCGGAGTTGCAAAGAAATTCGGCGTTGACCGTTTGGAGTATTACATAGAATTGGCAAAAGCCTTTTTGAAAGATAAAGACTTTGACGGTGACGGTGCAGAAAAACTTTTTTTGTACTACACCTTTATAGCGGATTCGGACAAGTAAGACCGTACTTCTATTACGACGTTACACCCGACGGAGAAAGCAACAAGCAAAACTGCGTTACCCGTGCAATAACACTCGCAACGTGTCTGCCGTATTACGAAGTGCGTGAACTGCTTGAACAAAACGCCGTATGTAACGACTGCGAAGAATTGACTGTTGATTGCTATTCTAACTTATTAGAAGATTACTTCGGCTTTGAACGGCACGAATGCAATTTTATGCACACGGTGCAAGAGATAGCCGATATGTATGTTAACGATATAGTTATTATGCGTATAAGCGGTCATTTGACGGCTTCCGTAGGTGGAAATTCGGTAGATGTGTTTGACTGCACTAATGAAAAAGTCGATGTTTATTGGCTCGCAGGTAGAGCGTGAGTAAAATCACGCTCTATTTTTACAATGGAATATTTCATAATCTTACAATATATAGTTGACAAATCCCATATAAAAGCGATATAATTATAGGGAAATCACATATAGGGGATTTGCAACTATGAAAGCAAGTGAACTTACTCAAAAAGTTAAGACAGTGGAACAAGAGCTACAAAATCAACTCTTTGAACAGATACGCAATTATTTAGGGCAATTTGATATTGAGCTTACTCAATTTGCAATGTACAAAAATTGCGATACGGGTGATTATAACATTAAATACAAATTTTGCTACAACGGCTTTGCGCAATCAGAAACTGCCATTTGGGATTATATAGAAGAATTTGAAACTGTTGCAGAACGCATTAAAAAGCATATTTTGTATATCGGGGAGTTGAGAGAAAAATTTTCCGACTATGCGGCATTAAATGACTATATACAGACACATAGAGAGTTTAAGAAAGTAATTGACCTTGAAGAACAGCATTATAATTGCGCAACAGTTAGTGCCGAACTTACTTCATATCTAAAACTGCCAAACACAACTTCTTGTGGTCTCGGTGGCGGAGATTATGAAATCAAGAGAACTCCCAAAAGAGTAGAGATGTTTAAGAATAATATTAACACACTTATAAATTGCTTTATAGACTATATTGCCGAATTGCGAGATATTGCAAAAGGTTTGGAAGCTGTAGAAAATCAACTTAAAGACAAAAAGGACTAATAATTATGGAAGATTTACAGAAACAAGTAAAAGAATATAGAATAAAACACGGCTTGACTTTGCAAGAAATGGCAGACAAGTGCGGAGTGGCTTTGCAGACGATTTTCAATATCGAAAACGGACGAGGGAATCCCATTCCGAAAACGATAGCGAAAGTAAATAAAGTTGTGGGAGATAAGGAATGAAAGAACCTTTATATAGAGCCAAAACGCAAGGCAGTAGCCCAGAATGGGTTTACGGCTATTATTGCAAATATGGAAAACATACAGATAAAATACATTGTGTCAATAAGGACGGGTATGCTTATCTACAAATCGGCATTGACGTGGTTACGCTCGGACAATACACAGGCTTAACCGACAAGAACGGCAAGAAAATCTTTGAGGGCGATATTGTAACTACGGGAGCGACTTTGTTATTGGGAAACCTTAAAGGCATCGTTGAATACAGTTCTACAAGCGCACGGTATATAATATCTTTCAAAAACAAAGTGTACCACTATGAAGATTTAACCCAAGCGGAAGTCATCGGCAACATTCACGACAACCCCGAACTTTTGGAGTAGCCTATGTCCCTAAATTCAAAAGGTTGCTATGCCTGTGTTGATTTTGAAAAAAACCTATCAAACGGCAATATCATAGCGACGATAAAAACCTATAAATACGATACATACAAGAAAAAGCGGTTACACGAATACGACTTTGTAAAAAGGGCTGTATTGCTTGATAAAGGCGTTAGGCTTTACACGGGCGATTTGATATGGATAAGCGGTTTTTTCGTATGTACTTGGAATAACAGCGTTTCCGTCGTGATAACCGAATGGAAAGTTGTTAAGCGTAACGGCTTTACAAAGCCTAAAAGTCAGGTCGAGTACGAGAAAGAGAAAAATCAGCAACGACGGCAAATCGAAGAAGAAATCGAAGCCGAAGAACAAGACCTTGACGAATATATTGAAAATAATGGAGAGGACGATTGTCCGTTCTAAAAAGGAGATATAATGGAAGTAATTAAACTTGATGGCTCAACGCTTTGCTATGTGCACCGAGATAAAGACGGCGTACATATTGAAATGCTTAAAAACACCGACGATAAAATCAAGAGCGGGACTTACAAAAAAGTACCAATTGAAGATTGTCCTACGGAATGCGATTATCGCATTGACATAAGCGATAAGACCTATATTGCACTTTGTAAATGTCTACTGTCTTATGCCGAAAGGAACGAATTTGTAAACATTGTAAATAACCCTATTGACGGTGCGTGCTGGGCGGTAGCAAAGAGAAAAACGAGATGTGGACAAAATGAGTAATAACCGCGAAACACTTAAAAAAGAAATGGAAGAATATTTAGACCAATTTGAAAATCTTATGGATGTTCCTATGGCTACACTAACGGAGGAACAGAGAGAAGTTTTAACCGAAATCGCAAAAGAAAGATACGGCGATTTAATAAAGCCAAAGGGATATTTCATTCCGCCAAATATTCCAGTGACAAAGGTTGCTTACGACACCGAAGAACTTGATTTGTTTGATATGCTTGACGAGGAGGAAGAATAGAAATGGCAAAGATTTTAGAACAACCGAAAAGCAAACCTATTACTTGTAAAGTTTGCGGTTGCAAATATGAATTTGAAAACGGCGATACAGTACACACGACAGTTGTGGAACGGCGAAATGTTGGTTGTAACGCGCAAAGGGTAATTATTGCAAGGCAATTAGACTGCCCTGCGTGTGGAAATAGCAATGAAATAGAGTTTATAAAGGACAAAGAAGAATGAAAACGACAGAAACAGAACAAAATCCTGAAATCAAGAAAGCGGTTGATAAATTAGCAAGCACTATAAGTTTAATGATGAACAGGTTTTGTAATGTTGCGAAAGCGTTAGCAAAAATAGTAAATTCGCAGACATTTCAATCTTTGCAAAAACCATTTTTAACGCCGCGACAATATTTTTTAATGCAGCACGGGAAAAAGCGCGTTAGAGCGAAATGGTTAAATGTTGCAAGAAAGAGAGTAAAAAAGATTTTGGAGAAAGAGCGAACCAAATGTTTGAAAGCATAGACTACATACACGCAGACGGTACAACGGAGCGAATGAACAAATTGCAAGCCGTACAAGCCGAATTAGAGCCGTTCCTTGACGGTATAGCACGGCAAATGCGAGAGAACGACGAACTAAAAAAGCCACGCAAAATAGCGTGGAAACCGCGCATTTACAGCAAGATAGAAAGCGTGTTAATAAAGCTCGAACGCCCTATGTCTAACGCTCTTGCGCTTGAAATGACAGCAGAACAGCTTTACGAGTGCTATGATATGTATTGCGAATTGTGCTGTTGGATTGAAGAAAAGACGGGCATATCGTACAATAAACGCATACCCGAATTTTGTAATTTTGCAGGGATTACGGCTACGGCATTTGCGAATTTTCAAATAGACGGCGATCCAAGCCAAAAAGAAGCGTGGGATGATATAAATAACCGACTTGCAGATAGCGTGTTGACGGCTGCCGAGTGCGGAGAAAATAAATCAACTTCTTCGGAGTTTAGATTGACTGCGAAAAGTCCGATAGGACACAAGATACAGACAACGACGGCGCACGAACCGGCACTTGTAATACCTATTAGCAATAACAGTTTTAAGCCCGTAGCGGAATATACGGCGCAGTTGGCGGTTATGCCCGATAAAAAATTATTGGAAGGGGGAAAGGAATGAGAGAATATATTTTTATCTATGGTAAAGATGCCGATACCGATTTTGAATATTATATTACAAAAGCGGAAAATGAAAAAGAATCTGTAATGAATTTGTTTGAATATTCGGGCGGTTCAAGAATTTTTACACAACAAAGATTTAACGAGTTGGTTGATAATCTTGATGTATTTGAGATTATAAGATTATACGAAAGCGAACACGAAAAGATTTTTCAATTTGGTGAACTTAACGCCATTTACGGAAAACCTATTTAACCCCTCTAATTAGCCCTACAAGCCACGAAACGCAGAAACGAGTATTTGTCTGTCGAAAGCGATAACGGGCGAAATAGGCGGTAATAACGGCGTTGTGCGACAAAATAAAGCATATAGGCGGTGAGATATGAAATTGCGACAGTTGTTATGCAAACACAGATACGCAGATAAAAATTTGAAATGCGAGATAAAGAACGGAATATGCGTGTTTACAAATAAATGCGTTAAGTGCAAAAAAGAATATCGGGCAGAAATACCCGAAAAGAATTTGTATCAAGAGCAAAAAGAAAGAGCGGTTTAGTTGTCGCTCTTTTTGTTGTATTCTTGTTGGTTTTTGCAAGCCCCTACTAATCGTTTTAACATCTCTTGTTGTTTTATCGGGTCTTTTTCTTGCCCTATCATAGCCACAGCAATCATCTTAAATATAAAATCATTGCTAAATGTTTCTTTAATAAGTCTATCAATATCAATGTAAGCACAGTTACCCTCATCGTTCGGAAATAAAGGTACTATATTTTGTTTTTTAACCATATTTACTCCTTGAAAGCGCAAAAGCCTATGCCTTGCGGATAATCATATTTTTCTTTAAACATTCTATCGGTACAAATTAAGTATGTGTCCCAGTCAATACGGCTGTCGTAACTATAATAGCGTATAGATAAATCTTTTACAGAAAATGGGGCAACATTAAATAATTCTTTCCATTGCGCAATAATATAATCAAACATATCTTTAAGCGTTGCAAACTCTTTCATTTCTGCCATTGCTTCGGCTAATCCGCCACGTTGCGGTCTATATAGGATTTTCATAACACAGTTACTCCTTAATAAAGTCGTATATTTTTCTTCCACAGTTAGGACAATAATGCGCGGAATGTTCTTCGCATTCAAACGATAGACTACATTTTCTACAAACCCAATAAGAGCCGTTTATACTCTCATAAAGAGTTAAAGTATCGTCATTGTCAACTATTTGTATTGTTGCTTTTTTGTATTCAGTTACAGACTTTTCTATCGCCGCTATTTGCTCGTCTGAAAAAGTATATGTGCATTTTTGAAAAGGTATTTTATCCATTATTCTTATACTCCTTTAAGCAGTTAGATACGCTTCCCGTAGATATTCCGAGTTCCTGCGCAATCTGATAACCGCGCTTGCCTTGCTCGTGCATAGATATTATCATATTTCGGGTGTCGCTGTCAATCGTTACAGGTCTGCCTAAAATTTTGCCGTCGGCTTTTTTCTTCGCAAGCGCATTTTTCGTATTGTAGCCGATTTGACGTTTTAAGAACTCGTCCATAATAAAGAAGTTTGATATAGTAAGCCATTCATACGGGTTTAACCGTTCGCCGCCTTTAAGTTCTATACCATTTGATAAAAAGCGTACAGTTGCTTGTTTTTCTTGCGTTATAATATCGAGCATATCAAAGCAATCGATATAGTTACGCCCGAAACGGCTTGTTTCTGTAAAGCAAACAATGTCAGTAGGTTGCAGAAGTTCGAGCATTTTATTAAATTCTTCGCGCTGATTGCCTTTTATGCCGCCGCTTATATGTTCTTCAAAAATTTCGTCAAACTGTATACCGCTGTTATCAAGTAAATAACGCTGTCTTTCGTAGTCCTGTTTTGCGGCTCTTTCGGTGGTAGAGACGCGCATATAACCAAATATTTTACACATAATTACGCCGTCCTTGTTGTTATAAGTTCCCAAATCTCATTATCGGAAACGTAGGGCGTTTGCGCTCTGATAAATTCGGGGTTGTCCTCAAACTTAATATAAGCATCGCCGCGCCCTAAAAGTTTTGCTCCGTCGCCTTTGTCCATAACGTTCATTGAGTGGCGCGCATTTGCCGTTTTAAGACATATCTTTGTTTGCAGATTGTATTTAATCAAACCCGTAACGACTTGCGCGCGTGGGTCTTGCGTCGCAACAATAAGGTGTACGCCTGCCGCACGTCCTTTTGCCGCTATACGGCGCACATGCTGTTCAACTTCTTCGCGGTTTTCTTCCATAAGTTCTGCCAGCTCGTCTATAACGACTATAAGGCGGTTGCCGCCGTATTTCTTCTGATAACCTTGTCCCATTTTCTCATAACGCTTTTGCATAACGTCAAAAGCGTATTTCAAGGCTTTTACCGCGTCGGGCGTATTCTTTGCAATTTGAAAAATGCGGTTGTGTACGTCGTTTTCATATATACCAAACTCCGCGCCGTCTTTCGGGTCGATGAGTATCAAATCAGCGTTTGAATAAAGCAAGATTTGAATTATAAGCGAGTTGAGAAAAACGGATTTACCGCTGCCGGCAGTTCCGGCAACAAGCATACTTTTACAGTCGTCTATATTTCTGATTATATCATTTCCGTAAGTGTCTTGCCCAAAATATAGATAGCATTTTTGTAAGGCGTTTGGATCTGCTTGAATTGCCGCAAGCGTCTTATCTTGCACTTTGTCATTAGACAGATAAACGGGAGAGGGACGCGTTTTCGGTCGTATAATAGAAAAGCCCTTGCCCGTAGGCGTGTCGGCGTATTCGTAATTGCCTGCGTGTTCCCGCAGTCTTTCAACCGTCTTTTTTATCTTACTGTATGACGGTGCGCCTTGCGTTTCAAAATTAAATCTGAACAGTTGCGGGGCTTGCGCTCCGTCTATAAAAGTTGCTTTCAAGCCCATTTGTCCTAAAACGCGCTCAATGTCTTTGCCTTCGGTTTCAATAGTTACAGTTGCCATAATATTATATCTCCTTTATTCGCTGGCAGTAGGGGCAGTCGCTACAATTTGTTGTCATTGTTGTCCTGCCTTTAAGAGTAATTCGGGATTGTCGAAAACATTACCGACAATTTCAAATCTTTTAGCGGATTCGGCGGTTATGATAAATCTACGAATAGCGTTTTCTATGCAAAAACTTGCTTCGTGAAATACTACCGTAAAGTAGTCATATTCATTAAAGTTTTGCCCACACCCGCTGTCTTTGCCATAATACTTTGTTTTGACAATATCTCCCTCGAAAATCTGTTTACCGTTCTTATCGGTTAAGCCTGTATATTCGCAAAGTGTTTCTACTAATATGTTATTCGGGTTGCCGTTTGTAGCATAAATCAAGTTTTCTTGTCTGCCGTCATAGTCGGTATAGGAAACAAAATTTCCTTTAATCCACAAATGGTTATCAACTCTTTTGGCTCTAAATAAAATTTCTCTGTTCATTTCGTCATCTCCTTTGCAAAAATCAATGCGCTTTCCTGAATAGCGGTTTTTTCTTCTTCGGGGAATACGGTCGGTTGTATGCGATAGAAGTCAACTTCTATAAACTCAGTCTGTTCATAGTCTTTGACGTTCGTTATAATCGTACCGTCAACGGCTTTCGTGCCATTGTCGTAAAGTATTTCGTCAACTTCTTGCGTATCGCCTTTATACAGCGTTACAAGGCTCATTTTCTTGTATCTGCTGTCGGTAGTGCAGTCAACATAACCCAAGCGTTTGAGTTCTTCTGTGATTGCTGTTTTATCGGCTGTTCTGATTATGGGTGTGAGTTCGGATAAGGTCATAGGGTTTTCTCCTTGTAATTGATAGTCAAAAAGACATACTATGTGTATTTATTTGCATAAAGACATTGAGCGCACCGTCGCCGTCAAGTCCGTTATCTTCAAGTCGGCTCATTGTTCTAACTGCTTTTTCGTGCCGTTTGTTTATTTCGTCGAAATAATCAATTTGCTGTTCGGTTAGTGCGCTCCAATCGACTGCGCCGTTATTATTTCGTGGAGCGTGGGCGTAAAAATCGCCTAACGCTTTATCGGTTATTCGCCGTTCTTCTTCGGCTTTTACGTACCGTTTCTGTTCGGGCGTTAAGCCTTTATAAGTAGTTTTTTGCTGTTGTCTGAATGCTCGTTGATATGGTAAGTTTCCCATAAAAATTTCTCCTTTTATTTTATCAAATTTCGCTCGAAAATTCAAGCGGATAGGGTAGGCGGTATAAATCTTATATCGCCGTCGCCATCAATAACTTTGCCGTCATCTGTCAAATAATAATCGTAAAGGGAATTTACGCCCGTTACAATTACGCCGTATTTGTCGTGAGCTTCCTTTTTTCTAAATTTTTTGGCGACGAAAATTATGGGTTTCCCCTGTGCGTATTTTTCTGCCGCTTTTCTTGCTGTTTCAAAATCTTTTACACCGAAAGTAACGATATGATGTTGGCTTGCTTGATACTTCATACCGTCAATTTCTTGTACGGGTTGCGGTTTGTCAAATACTTTTATTTTTGAGATAAAGTTCATAGTCTGTTCTCCTTTGCCTTTATAGGCGTTTATTTGCCCTTTGTGGGCTTGCTTCTGTTCTATGGGTGTTCGGCTGTTCTGCCGCGTTTCGTGGCTGTGTGGCTGTTCTGTGAGCCGTAGGAATACATTAAGCGGTGGCTCGAAGTTTCGCAATCTGTTCTATAAACTTTGAGTGGTCTATATGAGTAAGAGCATAGGCAACGCTACTTGCTTTCTGTTCTACTTGTTCGATAGCGTTCTTAATAGTTCTACCGCCAAGAATAGAGCAGGAAAGCCCTGTCGTCAACTCCGTAGCGCACCAATCGCAACCGGCTTTATTTCCGCCGTGTATGGCAAATTCTAAACCGTTTTGCGCCTTATAATAATAGCCTTGCGCCTGTTCAAACTTTCCGCCAAGCATTGATTTATAAAAAGTGATTTTTTTCATAACTGTTTGCTCCTTCTTATGCGGCGTTGTATTTCGCTTTAAGTCTTCCAAACTGTTCATCGAAGTAGTTACACGCCATTCTAAATTCGCCCTCAATAAACAGTCTTTTGTCCTGTTCTTGTTCCGCATAGTCGAAAAATGAAACGGTGTAGTTTATGCGTTTTTCGTCCACGCTTGCGGAAACATCCAAAGACAGTTGATAAAATTTGTTGCTTACAGTTGATAAAAACATAGTGATTTTCTCCTTGCCGTCTTTCCGTGCTGTCGTTTTATTTCCCCGTCAAGCCGATAGGTCAGCCGCGGTTCTGTTCGGTTAATCCCAATTTATAGCCAAATGGGGTAAAGCCTTTTCGATTTCTACGCTGTCATCGGCAGAAAAATCGCCTATAATATCGTCGCTATTATAAAGCCAACCCCAATAACCGCCGCCGCAGTCGTTGAAAAATACCCGTATTCCGTCGGCGTTTTGCTTCTTGTTTTTGTTGTACATAATCAATCTTTATCATACTTTCAAATTCCTTTTGCCTGTCATCATCAGCGCAAGGCGGCAAACCCTTACGGACGGCGTATTATGCGCCGTTTCGACTGTTCAAACTGTTATAATATCGTCAATCATACCGCAGCTATAAAGACTTTCGTTTGCGTGGCGAATAATAGGGGAGTATTCGTCAATACTCTTGAAGTCTTTTTCGTAGCGTTCCGTTATACTGTCGAAGGACTGTTCGGCGGTCTTTCTGTCATAGCCAAACCCGATAAGCTGTTCAATCGCTTTTTCTCTCATTTGTTCGGCGTATTGCTTGCGGCTTCTTGCGTCGTATTCAAAACTTGATACCGTGCAATCAAAATAAATAGGGAAGTAACCTGACAGATAATCACCGCCGTATATCTTGCAAGTTTTCGCCGTAGTGCCTTTATACTTCATTTTGTCGGCGTTATAGCCATAGAAAGCACCGCCGCAACCTATATAAGCCGTAACCGTTCTATCGTCTTTTATAACGGGTTCGGGCGTTGCGTGTTCGCAAATGGTTGTTTCGTAGTTGTTTGTTACGCTCTGCCCATCGATGGTGGCGTGTTCTGTTCTCTCGCCGTATTCCGTCGTAAAGTCCACGTTATCGAGCGGTTGCGGTTTATTCGTTCTCGTCTGTTCAACGGCAGTTACAAGGCGGTTGACGCGTTCAAGTAGTGCTGGCGTTATCTGCTCTGCGTATGCTCTGTTCTGTTCTCTTAACTGTTCAAGCGTATATTTCATTGTGTTTTATCTCCTTCCCTGCGTGGGGTAGGGCGCGGCAGTTACGCCGCAACCCTTTTATAAAATTCGTATGCTTCGGCAAGCGGCGCATCTGTTACTTGTTCGCGTTCGCCTGTCTTGATATTGATTGCTATAACCGTTTCAAGCGTTTCGTTATGTCCCCAGCCGTTCGGCTTTCCGTCGAATATCTGATAGCGTGTACATTTGCGATATATAACCACGTCGCCCGACTGTTCAACGGTTTGTTCGTCTCTGCTGCCCTCTTTGAGCAGTTCCAACGCCCAAGCGATATTGCTTTCAAGCTCTTTGCGCTTTTGCTGTTCTTTGTCTGCTTTTATGCGTTCGGCTATGATTTCCGCGCCGTTGTCAAGCTCGCCGCTTGCTATCTGTTCGGTAAGGCGGAGCGCGTCGGCGTATCTGTCCGCCTGTTCGGCTTCGCGCTTGTAATAGTCGTATTTTTCGCCCTTTTTGCGTTTAACTTCGATATTCTTTTTATATCCGATAGCCGCCGCCAAAAACTCCGCGCCAGCCGTCGCCGGAATTGTCAAGCGGTCATTTTCAAAATAATCGGTCATACTGTCGGAATCGTTGCGAACATTGCAACCTTGCGGAATTATGCGAAGTTGTTTATAATCTTTAACAGTCAAGCGAATTTCAAGCCGTACGGGGTCAAAATCGTAGTAGGCGGGGAGATAGGACAGTTCGCCCCAAGTGCTTATAATTTCGCCGTTCTTTCCTTTAATTCCGTTTGCCGTATAAGTCAAACGGCTTTCTTTTTCTGTTCTGATATTTTTCATAATTCTTTAATACCTCGCTTTTTGATTTATGCGACTGTTCAACGGGCTTGCAACCGTTGCCGCCACATTACCGCCCCGAATAGTGGGGCGTTGCTCTGTGTTTTTAGTCTTGTTTCTTGCTATAAATGACAATACGCGTGCCGCCGTGTTTGTCCTTGTAAGTGTCGCAAATATACGTTGCGCCGACTTCGTAAATAGGGGCGTTATATAAGTCTGTGCTTTCCACATATTCGCGCCCACGGTACAAAATTGTATATGAACGAATCCAACGGCAATTTTCTGATTGTTCCATAGATAAGATTTTGCAAGTTTTTAATTTCATAACTTTTTTATCTCCTTTGCGGTGTTCCGCGACGCCTTGCGGCGTTTCGTCGTAATTTTCAAAGACTCATCGGGCGGACTGTTTGGGCGGACAATCAATAGCCGCAATTTCGATAGCGTGCAACATTAGCACAGTAACGCATATCGGCGCAAATATCTTGATATATTTCGCGTCTGTCGCTGTTTGTCATTTCTTCGAGTTCTTCGGGGTCATACCCCTCTAAAACTTCGGAAACTCCATTTTCGCCGACAAGCGCGGCAAGTTCTTTTTTCAGTTCTTCAAGTGTCATTTTGTTCAATCTCCTATGATTTTATTTTCGGGCGGATATGCCGCCGCCCGTCGGCGTTGTGGTTGTCTGTTCACGCTTCAAGGCTTATACAACGGGATAAGCACCAATCAAAAATTGATTTTTGCTTGCGTTCAATGCCTGCGACGATTGCCGCGCTTAACCGTTCGACGCGTTCCGATATGTCAATATAAATAAAGCCCGAATCGACCCAAAGCCCGACAAACTCGCCCGCGCCGATTTCCGATAAAAGCCCATTTACCGCCGCCAAAATTTCGCCGATGTTCTCGATGTTCAGCGTGTAGCAGTCGCGGCGGCTTACTTGATAGCCCGATCGGAAGTCAACCGCGTTGCCGTTCTTGTCAAGCGTTGCGCCGCCGTTCTCGATTATTTTGCGAAGTTGTAATTTTTTCATTTTTCTAAATCTCCGTAAGTGGTTTATTTTTTGCGGTTTTTCAACCGCTTTTCTATGGTTCTATTATAACATAGGTTAGCGAAAAAGGCAAGTATTTTCAATAAATTTTTTCGGCTTTTTTGAAAATATTTTGATAAAATAGGTTACTAACATTTTTTATAATGCTTGACAAATCTTTTGCGATTGTGATAAAATGCAAGACAAATAAAATATAAAGCCCGTAAACGGGCGGAGGAACGGCAACAAATGCGAAAACAATACAAGACAGGAAAGACGCAGCGCGACGCTGTAAAGGCGTATAGGGAACGCACGCCGCAAAAAAATTTTTGTGTAACCGTTAGCGCGGAGCAATACGAAAAAGATAAAGCGCTATTGACGGCGCACGGATTCACTAAAAAAAATGGTAGAGATTTGGCAACGGGTAAGTTTTGGCGATGGGCTATTGAGCGCCTGAACGCCGAGCCGCTCCCAAACCCTGACAACGGCAAGGAAAACGAAACCCCCGACTAAATAGCGGGGCTTTTTCTTCCTCACGCGCACGCATACGTACGCACGAGCGATTGTTTATATTTACTTTCAAAGTATATTATATATAGCTTGATAGAGTATGATATATTATTATCTTGTAAGTTTGATTATGTATTATATTATAAGCGTTTATATATATGCTATTATGATTGATTTATAATGTATGTTTGATTATGATGTTATTGTTTATAAGTCCTTGTATTTAATTTGATTGTAATTAGTGGGAATATAAATATATACTTACATATCAAACTATTTACTTATAAACTTGTAAAAATATTTTAATAAATAATATAAGCGTTTAGGAATTTCAAATAACGACCGTTTTATAAATATCAAGCA